GGGGGTTTCGGGGTTGGTCATAGATCATCACACCTGGTTAATGTGGAAAAACACGCCGGAAAGTGGCGCGAACAATTGGAACAGCGCACAAACGAAAATTGATGCACTTAATACGGCAAGCCTTGGCGGTTACTCTTCGGGATGGATTAGGCCCACTCGCGATATGTATATAATTTCGGCCATGCCTGAAAGTAATGAGGAAATCCACACTTCACCGAATTTAATTGTTGACAGCGGATCGCGTAGATATTTAACTTGCGAAGCGGTAGAGGTTTCCGGCTCTCAATTTGGGTTTTTTGCATTTTTTACGGGAACAGAAGCCTATCAAAGCAAAACAACAACGGCGGGAAGTCAGACTTACACGGTAGCCTGTAGAATAATGACCTTAGCAGAATTAGAAGCATTAGTATAATTTTACTATCTTAGCAACATGAAAGTCAAAATATTAAAAGCGATTAAGGGGAAGAAATTTAAAGTTGGAACAGTGGTGACAGTTTCCCGTAATTATGCAAAAAAGTTGATTGATTCAGGACACGCCCAACAGTTAGGCGTTAATATATTGAAAACCAAGGCAAAAGCCGAACAAAAGAAATAAAAAAATGGCACAGACAACAGGAGTCATGAACGGCACAGATTTAGCCGTTTATACATCGACAACAGACGACAGCGAAGTTCTATTAGGACACGCAACAGAATGTAGTATTTCGTTCAATGAAGATGCGCGAGATATTACCACAAAGGATTCGAGCGGTTACCGTGAACTGTTGGAAGGGTTACGATCATTCACAATGAGTTCAAGCCATTTACACGCCGAAGACGACGCCAACAACATCGACGATTTGATGACAGCTTGGACAAACAGAACGCCGGTATTTTGTTTGTTTAGTACAGAGCAGTCAGGCGACAAGCGTTGGAACTGTGAATGTCGTATTTCATCGCTTGAAGTTAGCGCCTCAACAGAAGACAACGTGACTTATTCAGTGAGCTTAGAAGGTACGGGCGCTCCGGTTTACGAATTGATTTCATAAAATAAACAACTAAAAACATAGACCAATGGAAAAGACAATCGAGTTAGCCGGAAGGAAATTTTCCTTCAAATTATCGCTGGGCGCAATGAAGAAATTTGATAACAAGTTTAAAGCGGAAAACGTTTCGATTTTAACGCTTGGGGATTTGTCAAATTTAAGAATTGACCACATGATTCATTTAATGTTTTACGGTATTGAGGCGGGCTACAAATTCGCTGGCGAAAAATGCCCTATTAAAATTGAATGGATTGAAAATAATGTCGGAATGGAAGAGCTGTCCGAGTTTTCGAAAGCGTTTAATATGGGCGAAGACACTAAGAGCAACGAAGAAAGCAACGAAAAAAAAAGTTAACCGAAGGTGTTGAGAATCTTGTACGTTGGTCGTATGTAGAAAAAACGGGGCTGGGTCTTATGGGATTCAGCCCCGTTGCACTATATAGCATGAGCCTTCAAGAATTTAAAAACGCCGCCGAAGGTTACCGCGATAAAATAGAACAAGCCGAGCGCCAAAATTGGCAACGGCAACGGTGGTCAACTTGCGTTTTGTTGGGGCCTCATTTAAAGAAAGGAACCAATTTAACGCCTGAAAAATTACTACCTTTCGAATGGGAAAAGGGAAAGGCTTCAGGAAGTAAGCCAACGAAAAAAGAAGCGCGGGAAAGTTTAGAGCGTATCAAAAAAAGAGATCGGAAAAAATGGCAAAGTTAGGCGATTTAGTAGCAGTAATAGGGGCCAACACTTCAGGGTTCAACAAGGCGCTTGGAGAAATTCAAAGCAACACGCGGAAAATGTCCGGCAACATTTCGAACCTGGGCAAAAAAATGTCTATGTCCTTAACCGCTCCAATTGCTTTAATTGGTGGAAGTGCTGTAAAAGCTCTAATGTCATTCGAGCAAGAAATGGCCAAGGTGAAAGCCGTTTCCGGAGCTACTGATAAGGAGTTCGCGGCGCTACAAGCAAACGCAAAAAAGCTCGGAGCCTCAACGCGATTCAGCGCGACAGAAGTGGCCGGCCTTCAAAAACAGTTTGCAAAACTTGGTTTCACATCGTCGGAAATTACAGAAGTGACGGGGGCAACATTGGCGCTCGCACAAGCTACCGACAGCGATCTAGGAAGGGCGGCAGAAGTTGCGGGGGCTACCTTGCGAGCGTTTGGAATTGACGCAAGTAAAACGGGCGCGGTTGCCGATGTCATGGCGGCTTCGTTTAGTTCGTCAGCAATGGACATGGATAGTTTTTCTGATTCCATGAAATTTGTTGCCCCGGTTGCTAAGTCGGCGGGCGTAGGTATTCAAGAAACTTCAGCCATGTTGAGCGTGTTAGCAAACGCGGGAATCAAAGGCAGTCAAGCGGGGACATCGTTAAGGCGTATAATATCAGAGCTAGGAGCCACGGGCGGCAATGTTTCAAAAGCTATTGAAAACCTATCTAAAAAAGGGCTAAACCTTGCGGATGCCAAGGACGAAGTTGGCCGTTCGGCTCAGTCGGCTTTACTTGTATTGTCGAAGCAGATGGGAACCGTTCGCGAGTTAACGAAGGATTATGAAAACTCCGGCGGATCAGCGAAAAAAATGGCCGAAATAATGGACAAAACTTTGTCCGGTTCCGTTGCCCGTGTCAGATCAGCAGTAGAAGCCGCACAAATTAGTTTAGGCGAAGCGTTGGCCCCCGCGTTTGCTAAGGTTGCACAATTCGCAACGATTGTTGCGGCTAAATTTTCGGAATTATCGCCGAAAACTTTGAAAATTATTGCAGTCGTTGGCGGTGTTGTTGCGGCTATTGGCCCGCTTTTGGCGGGATTAGGGGCGTTTATTTCTATTGCCCCAACTATCGGCGCGGCAATTACTTTCATAACGGGGCCTTTTGGTTTGTTGGTTGTTGCTGTTGTTGCGGCGGCGGCGGCTATTATTTCCAATTGGGATTCAATTCAAGCTTATTTCACAACGGGCGCGGGGAGTGAGTTTCTTACTTCGTTACAGATTTCGTTTGAATCTATTATGGGAAATATCGGCGAAATATGGTCTGCGGGTATTGCGTTTCTTCGTTCGGCATGGGCTTTGTTTGGGGACAATTTTTTAAGAGATATTACAACGCCGCTTGAATTGGTGATGGACTTATTTGATTTTGCATTTAGTCAGATTGCTAACGTCATTTCATTTTGGAAAAAAGTTTTTGCCGGAGACATGGCCGGAGCGTTTGAAGAATTGGAAAACATTGCCGCAAACGCTGTTAATTTTTTAATTGACGTTTTGCTAGGGGTTGCCAAAATTGCTTTGAATGTAGCCGACAAAATTTCAAAAGCCTTCGGCGGGGACGGGTTTTATGATGAAGCGGTCAAGGGGCTGGAAGAGTTTGCCGACGGTTTAAGAATGACCGAAAAGCAAGCGGATAAAACTTCGGAAGCCGTTAAAAGTTTGGCAAGTGGAGGCAGTGGCTTAGGCGGTTTGAAATTACCAACGAGTTCGGGCGGCGGTTCGGGTGGTGCTAATGGCAACAAAAGCACAAGCGCCAGCGATTCGGTTGGAATGTTTTGGGATCCGAACACGGCAAACACGGCGGCAACTCAAATGCAAATGCTTGACGATTCTTTGAGCGAGTTAATAGAATCGGACAGTTTAGAAGCTGACGATTTTATCGATCCTGAATTGGAAGAGGATTTGAAAAAGCACGGCGAAGAAATGGAAGCCTTGAAAGCCAAAGCCAACGCGGTCGGCGGCGCTGTTGCAGGGGCTTTTCAAAACATGGGTAACAAATTAGTAAGCTCTCTAGGTTTAGCGGATGAAGGTTTTCAGGGGTTTGTTAAGGGTATGGCTTCGACTGTAACGGAATTAATTTCGATGTTATTAGCGCAGTCGATCGCTTCGGCTATTGCTTCGGCTGGGGGGTCAGCCTTGGCAACGGGGCCGGCGGCGGTGTTCACTCAGCCGACTTTTATAGCAACGGCGGTCGGTGGTGTATTAAGCGCGTTTGCGGCTATTCCGAAATTTGCTGAAGGTGGTATCGTTTCGGGGCCTACTTTGGGGCTGATGGGTGAGTATAGTGGAGCGAAAAGCAATCCGGAAGTGATAGCGCCATTAAACAAGCTGAAAGGGATGATAAAAGACGAAACAAGTGGCGGCGGTGTTGGTGTATTGAGCCACAGAATAAAAGGTTCGGACCTTGTTATCATGCTAGAAAAGGCCGGCAAAGATATGAAACGAAACAGAGGTTAACAGATGGCAGTTAGATTTTTTTCAGAGTTTAAAGACGATAAAGGCGAAAATTGGCGCGTTGAAATACATGACGAAGATTTTTCGGGAACGGCTTCAGAATATACTTCGGGGGCAAGTGGTTTCGAATTGACTTACAACGGAGACACAGAAAAACCACTACAGCCAATAGTTGGCAGCTCGGTAATGGTTCCAATGATTATACCGTCCGAATCTTTTGCAGATTTTGAACAGTTCGAAAATGATTTGTTGACAGCAAATGAAGACCGTTTTAGCGTTGTTATTTACGACGATTTCACGGGCGGGGATTTATATTGGGTCGGAATTTTGCAACCGGAACAAATCGACATTAGTGACGAAAGCAAGCCACGAAAAATTGAAATAACGGCGGCCGATGATTTAGCCAATTTGAAGGGCGTTGAATATACTGACGACGGCACACCCTATGAAGGTTTAGAAATGTTTGTTATTCATTTAATCAGAATACTAAACAAAACGCGAACGACTCAACATTGGGGCGCAAATGATTTATTTTTAAGTACTCAAAAATATTTCACGCCAGCTTTGACGGCTGTTGCTAATACCTACGAAGTAACCGGCTTCGTATATGAAGATATTTATATAAACAAAAACGGAGATATTGAGTACCCGAATTGCTACGATATTTTGTACCAAATTTGCGAAACACTACAATGTACAATATACCAAGCGCGGGGGCGTTGGTTCTTGTTGCCGCGAATGTATTTGAACACGTCCAATTTTTACAACGTCAACGAGTACAAAAAAAATGGAGTTGGTTTAAATTCCAACATTCAACGCGCTTATGTTAAGCCAATTTTCCAAGGTGGGAATAATGCCTACCGTTTAAGCGGTGGGGAATTTAGCCACCTGAACGCGATCAAATCCGCACAAAGGCGCTACACGTTCAAGGGGAATGTTCCTTTGATTGATGAGCAATTTTCAAAGACTGACTTAGGGGTTACAACGTGGACCAATAACGAATTTATTTTGCCTTCAGGTGGTTCGCTGTTGTTGAATATTCCAATACAAATAACGCAAGCCGCCGACGGTTCAAGAACGGGCAACGCTCGCGCGATTAGGTATGAAATTCAGGTAACTTTGAAATGTGGAACGTATTACCATAAAAGAACAGCCTACACCGTGCCGGGATTAACAAGCGGTTTTAATTTAGGCGATGGCGATTCGATTCAAATGGTTGTTCCGTACACGAACGCGAAGTCATGGGACACGACAAGCACCAACAAAACAGAGGCGTTTACTTCGGCTATTGATGCTGAATTTGGTGACTTAGAAAATTACTTATTTCAAATTGTTACTGAGGCAATCCCAGGAGACGGCGCAGGGATTGAAATTGAATTGGATTTAGTAGCAATTGAAGCCGATGGCGATACAGACAGCACAATTGCGGCGGATGCCTTGGCGGATGCGACTGTCACTGGTAGTATTGAATTGTATGTAGGAGACGGACAAAGTAGCTCCGGCGACGAAATTATCTTCAGTAGCTCAACAGATAACAACGCCCGCGAAATATTCGAACTAGAGGATGCGCTTTTAGGGGATCAGATTAGCGATGTAGCCACACGCGGCGCGATTCGATACCTTGGCGGCGCTTATACAGAGCAAGATTGGATCAACGACATAGACACAACAGAGCTAAACGTCAACGAATTGCTAGTTCGTGAACATTTAGCGTTAAGAAAATACCCCGTTAAACTGTTGCGGCACACTTTGTATTCGCCACGAATACACTTTGACGAGGTTATGACTTACGATGGCGATACATATTGTTTTATGTCGATGAAATTTGTGGCCAACAAATGCGAATATGAAGCCGAATTGTTTAGGGTGCAAAGGTCCAGCACCGGAATAACGGGTACAATTGGCGAAACAACGGGCGGCACGGGGCCAGGGTTTTCAACCGGACAGCTTGATCAAGGAAACAACACAACAGAGCAACAAATCGCAAGCGTTAATTTAAGAGTTGCCGAAGTAGCACCCGAAGACGCTGACGGCTCTTTATTTGTAAGATCAACGGCGGGCGCTGAATACGGGAAAACGTTCAGCGATTCGGAGACGTTGACGGCAGATGTAGATTTGCCACTACCGAAGGCGAACGGGAACACGGAATACATTGCCGGCGTGTTGGTTGGGTTGGATCGTTTTGAGTCGGAGTTATACGAAAACGGTGAAGACTACATCATCAACGGCAAAGACGAAGCGTTAGTAACTTCGTCCGAAGTTGGTACGGTTGTGGCTCATTACGGCTATATATTACCGGTAAACACTGAAACGATAATAGTGAAAGGGCAAGCGTTCACAATGACTTCAGGGCTAACTTTCGAAATGAAAGTTTTGAGCGGTGACAGACCTTCAGGAGCTTCGGCAAATATAGCCTTAACAAATCGAGGGAGCGTGTCACAGTCGCCAACTATTGCGACGATGGTAAATTTTGATAAAACAATTACGGGTTTGAATTTGTCGGCGGGTTCGTTGGTATTTATTTCATTCAAAAAAACGGGCGGTACTGATATTAATGACAGGGTGTTTGGGTCTGTTTCAATTTTTGCCACATGAGAAAAATAAAAAGAATTATTGTTCATTGCTCCGCAACAAAAGCGAGCCAAGATATTACTGTTGAAGACGTGCGAAGATGGCACAAGTTGCGCGGGTGGTCAGATATTGGCTACCATTATTTCATAGATATTCACGGCGCTGTTTCTATTGGTCGCCCTATATACAAACAAGGCGCACACGTAAAAGGCCACAACGGCGACAGCGTTGGCATTTGTTACGCTGGGGGAGTTGATAGCAAAGGAAAGCCAAAAGACACGCTAACGAAGCCACAAAGGGACGCAATTCAAACGGTTATTGATTCAATCCGCGTTTTGTTTGGTAATAGGATAACAATACACGGCCACAATGAGTTTGCAAATAAAGCGTGTCCATCGTTTAAAGTTGAAAAACATTTCAGCTAATTTGTATAAGTGTAGGAACTTGCATATATTTGGTGAAAAAATAGACCAATGTATAAACTATCAACAAAAGTCAAAGGGATAATTGAGCAAGCCGACTGGACAAGCTCGGCCCCTGAACAATCACACGAAGCGTTAAGGTATTTGAATAATAAACGTTTTTCAATCTTGGAAACGTCTATTGATCGCGAGTTAAAATTAGCCGGTTTTGAAGACGAAAACGGGGATATTGACACGGCCTACGAAGCCGCCGCCGAAATTTGCGACGACATTATTAAGCGCCGTTTGCATTTATCAAATATAGATTTCGGAAAACACTTAAAATTTTCAATGATATGAATTTTATTTTACGACTATTACTCGTTTGCTTCGTTGCTGTTTTTGCGGCAACTATTTTTATTATCGTAATTCTTGCGGCAACCAACCCGGATCAATCAGTTTTGAATTGGATTTATTTTGGATTGATAACCGTATTTGTTGCGGGGATTTTAATTTATGAACGAAAAAAATAACTACAAAATGAACATGACCAACGAAGAGTATCACGCAATCAAAGAGCGTATTAGTAAAAGCGGCTTGGATAAAGTAGCAAAATCGCCGGCCCATTATCAATTCGAAAAGCGAAAAGAAACTGACGCTTTCAAAATTGGTACAATTACTCACGCCTATATTTTAGAGGGCAAAAAAGAGTTTTTAATTAAGCCAACGCCAGCGGCTCACGAACTTGTAACGGTTGCCGATTTGAAGCAACGTTGTAAAGATTTAGGGCTAAAAGTTTCAGGCTCAAAAGCTGATTTAATTGAACGGCTTGAAGACCATGACCCGAACACGCCTATTTTTGAGGTCCGCGCTTATGCTATTGAGTTAGCCGCAAAAGAACACAATTTACCACTGATTAAGGCCGAAGAATTTGAAGAAATTCACGCCATGAGGGAAGCTGTAATGAGACATCCTGCGGCGGCTAAATTATTATCGGACGGGCAAGCGGAACAGACTTTTTTTTTCAATGAACCAATTAGCGGCGCACCTTGCAAAGTTCGCCCCGATTGGATTAATAACGGCGTTGTTATTGACCTGAAGACAACCGTTGACGCTTCGCCGGCGGGCTTCATTCGCTCCGTTATGAAATTCCGATACCATGTCCAAGACCCGTTTTATTGTGACGGTATTCAAGAAGCTACCGGAATTGAAATAAAAGAATTTTATTTCATAGCCGTAGAGAAGTCGCCACCGTTTGCGGTAGGGGTTTATAAATTGAGCGAAGAACTAAAAGAACAAGGCCGCGAATTATACCGCGAAAATTGCGCGACGTGGTTGGAGTGTTACAACTCTAAGAAATGGCCGGCGTATAGTAACGAAATTATTGAACTGATATGAAAAATATAGCAATAAAAGTAAAGAACAGAAAACAGTTAGACAAAGCAACTGAAATTCTAAAAAAGCAAGGTTTAAAACTGCTAGAAAACCAAGACGAACAATGGATTGAATACCATATTAATTGGGCTTTTGAAAAGGATACGGCGTTTGTTGTTGTTTTTGATTGGGGTAATTTCGGTTATTTCAATTATGACGGGGATTACGATGTAATTAAGTACAAGAAATTCAAAAACCAATACAAATGAATGAACCTGAAAAAATATGGCTATTAACCGGCCAAACAGTTGAAATTTTAAGACAGTCGCCTACTCATTCCGATTGCTGGGAGTGTTTACACAATGGCGAAAAAATTGACATTTTAAAAACAGAAATACACGAAAAACATGACTAGCAAAAGACATTGGAAAGCCGAAAGCGAACCAAATTATTTTGGAACTTTCAACTTTGGCGAAGATAGAAAAGACATTATCGACGAAGTTTTGACAATTGAAAAACGAGAATTGACCGGAAGCGAAGGCCGCAAACAAAATAAACTTGTTGCCGTTTTGCGGTATGGGTTGCCGTTGGTGCTGAATGTTACTAATAGTAAAATGATGCAAAAAATAACGGGGTCTCCATACCTGGAAGATTGGGAAGGCGTTTGGATTCAGTTATATATTACCAAAGTTAAGGCAGAACGCGGCGAAAAAACTGACGGTGTTAGAATACGTTCTGCAATTCCACCACTAACGGAAAAGCATCCAATGTGGGAGCCGGTTATTAAGTCAATCCAAGAAGGAAAGCGAACTATTGAAAGCGTGGAAAAAACGTTTACAATTCCGGCAACAACAAAAGAGAATATTAAAAAACTAACAGTAAAAAAATGATCGGGTATAACGAAGTTAAAAAAATGGCTGAAGGTTTAGGGATAAGCGTTCGCCAAATATGCATCAACGCGGGGGTGTCTTATAGAACGGTCCACGAATGGAGCAAAACAAACCCGAAGGCAATGGACACTTTCACAGCCGTTGAAAACTACTATAAAACGACCAAAGGACATGAAGCTAAGAAAATACCAAGCCGAAGCCGTCGAAGGGGTTAGAAACCTATTTCGACAAAAGAACAAACGTTGTTTGTTGGTGTTACCAACGGGAGCGGGGAAAACAATTGTATTCAATCACGTTGCCGGGATCGCTAAAGGCAACGTATTGATTTTAGTACATCGAATTGAATTGCTTCAGCAAACCGTCGACAAGTACGGCGGCGAAATTGGGGTAATTGTTTCCGGTAAGCCAACGCCTAATAATCGCGTTATTGTGGGAATGGTTTCAACGGTTGTCAATCGCTTAACTGAAATGCCGCCGCCGTCGTTGATTATTATTGACGAGGCCCACCACGCCAACGCGACAACATACACGCGAATAACTAGCCATTTTAATTGCTACGTTTTAGGTGTAACGGCCACACCATGCCGCGCCGATGGCTCCGGGCTTCGAAAATCGTTTGACGCTATGTATATTGGACCGTCAATTAATAAACTCGTTGAGCTTGGCTACCTATCGCCGCCGCGAGTGTTTGCACCTTCAGAAATTGACACGCGAGCGATCAAAATAACCGTTGGCGACTTCGACAAAAAACAGAGTGTTGAACTAATGGAAAAGCCGCAAATCGTTGGCGACATTATTTCAAATTATAAAACAATAGGCAAAGAACAAACCGCCGTTGTTTTTTGTATATCCGTAGCTCATGCGAAAAACATGGCCGAAAAATTCCGAGAAGCGGGCTACACCGCCGAAAGCATCGACGGGAACACCCCCAAAGACGAACGAAAAAAAATCCTAGCAGAGCTGGGAAAGTCTTTGAACGTTTTATGTAGTTGCGACATTATAAGTGAAGGCTTCGACGTTCCGGATATTGCTGTTGCTATACTATTAAGGCCAACGCAATCGCGCTCGCTATATATTCAGCAAGTAGGGCGGGCGCTTCGCAAGGCTGAAGGAAAAAACGAAGCGATTATAATTGACCACGTAGGAAACACAAAGCGGCACGGCCATATATTAAGCGAACAAAATTGGAACCTAGACGCGGAAAAAGTCAAAGGCCGAATAAAAGCCGAAGACCAAGAAGACGTAAATATAAAACAGTGTTTACAATGCTATTCAATTTTCTTAGCTCCGGCCGTTGAGTGTCCGAATTGCGGGGCTGAAGTGGAAACAAAACAGCGTAAAATTGAAGCCAAGGCTGGCGAACTTGTAGAGATTCAAGCGGAACA